TTTAATGACGAAGATAATATTACTACATGGCATCCAGCTATGGATGATATGGAAGATCACCTGCCAAATCACGATCAGGAATACGCTTTAATCGGCGGTGGCACGACTGTTGGGTTATCAAGCATGTGTCTTGCATACACAATGGGTTATCGCAAGCTGCATCTATTTGGCTATGATTGTTCGCACAGACATACAATGGGACATGCGTATAAGCAGCCAATGAATGACAGCGATGTATTAGTTAAAGTTACTGTTGATGGAAAAGTGTTTACCAGTTCGCTTACAATGGCGCGACAAGCTGAGTTATTTCCTACTGTATGCAATAACCTAATTGATTTGGGTTGCATCATTACCGTTGACGCTACTGGATTAATTATGGAAGTTGTGCGAAAAATGCGCGAGCGCCCAGATTTAATGCCAGAACAAGAAAAGTATCAAAAGATGTGGGATATACCTGCATATCGTAATATGTCACCAGGTGAATTAATTGCTGATTATTTTGTAGAATTAGCTAAAATAGACTGCGATGATAAAGTAATTGATTTTGGTTGCGGCACTGGTCGAGGTAGTAAGCGCATACACGAATTAACTCAATGCAATATTCAGATGGTTGATTTCTCTGATAATTGCTTGGATAAAGATATTAAATTTAAATTAACTGTTGCAGATTTAACGCAGCCTATTGATTTAAAAGCAGATGTTGGTTATTGCACAGATGTAATGGAACATATACCGACAGACGATGTTGATGCAGTTATTAAAAATATTATGCAGTGTGTTGATCGCGCATTCTTTCAGATTAGTTTATTGCCAGATCATATGGGGCAATTAATTGGTCAGCATTTGCATGTTTCAGTATTTCCATATGAATGGTGGGCAAGCAAGTTTTGTGATTATGAAGTAATATTCTCAAGTCATAACACAGAAAATGCAATTTTCTACGTTAAAAAGGAGAAGTAAAAATGGCAATTCCATCAAGAGTTCAAGCATCTGGCAATTCAGGTTTAGCAACAACTAGCATCTGTGGCGATGGCGCTACTGGCTTGGTTGCTACTGGCAGCACAATTGCTGACGCACTACAATTATCCGCAGTCTGGAATACACTTACCACCAGCTCTGCATCGACTGGCGTTATTCTGCCACCTACCGAAGTAGGCGCAATGATTGGTCTGCGTAATGATTCTGGCCAGACAATTACTGTTTACCCAAAATCAGGTTCAACCATCAATGCAGGCGCAAGCACACTTTCTGTAGCTACCGCTAAGACTGTAATCTTGTTTGCTACATCTGCTACGACCTGGGCTTCTGTTTTAACAGCCTAATGATTTAAACTGATCGCTCTCACCCTACACGGTGGGAGTGATTTGTATTGTAATCCAATCCCCACAGGAGAAAATTATGCTAGACAGCGATGTTAATAATGCAGATGCAGCTTTGTTTGTTGAGTTTTATTTATATGACAAAGAACCATACAAAAATATGCCGTTCATTCGGATTATGATGCCTGGTGATTCTACAAACGTGGTTGAGCAGCTTGTAAGAGATCATCACAAAGAGCGTTTTGCTAGGCAATGGTTGCATTATCAAATGTCGCAGTCAGATGGACCAGTTATAGGCACACCGTTGAACCAATGGCATATTGACCAGCCAGAGGAGTTTAGCAGCGCTCAAATGGCTGAATTGCACATATTGAAATTTCAGAGCGTAGAGCAGGTTGCTACCGCGTCTGATAGTCAATTGCAGCGCGTAGGCATGGGTGCAATGGGATTGCGTGAACGTGCGCGAGCTTATATAACAAGCAGAAATCAGTCTGAAAATACTACAGAATTATCGGAAACTAAAAAGAAATTGCAGGAATTAGAAGCGCAAATGGCAATGATTTTAGAAAATCAGCGCAAACCAGGGCGGCCCCGTAAAGAGGTGTAAATATGTCGAGCACGATGCTTGAGTTAGTGCAGCAGGTTACAAATGAGCTAGGGGTTTCGACTCCTGCCTCAGTTGCAGGAAATACAAATCAAGACGTAATTCAAATATTGGCGCTAATGAATGCCGCAGGCTATGAGTTCTTGCGGCGGCATCCGTGGCAAGCACTAACAAAGCAACATGCTTTTTACACTGAATATCTAACGACCACTGGCAATTGGACAACTGCCTCGCGTGTCATTACGGGCATCCCAAGCACAGCAGGGTTAGATACGACCTATCAAGCAACTGGCACTGGTATTAACCAAAATACGTTTATTGAGTCTGTTGATTCGTCTACTCAAGTCACGTTAAATCAAAACTTTGCAGCAGACGGTGGCGCTAATGCTACCGTGTATTTCCAAAAAATGAAATACAGCTTGCCAAGCGATTACGAGGCTTTAATACCTCGTACTTTTTGGGATAAATCGAAACATTGGGAACTTTTGGGACCTGAGGATGCACAGCAATGGGAATGGTTGTTATCTGGTTATATCTCGACCGGTCCGCGCATTCGCTGGCGTTTGTTTAGTGGTTATTTCCAGATATGGCCAGGTAACAGTGGACCAGAATATCTAGGTTTTGAGTATCGCAGCAAAGGCTGGGCAAATGCCGCAGATGGCACAGTCAAAAACAGTTTTACTGTTGATACAGATACAACTATTTATCCAGATCGCTTGATGGTTTTAGCAACTAAGCTAAAATACTTCCAAGCTAAAGGCTTTGACACAACTGCGTTATATCGTGATTATTTGTATGAGTTAGAGGCTGCGATGGCGCTCGATATGTCTAGCGCTAATCTGAGCTTTGCACCAAGACCTGGCACTGTTTTAATCGGCTACGACAACATACCGGATTCGGGATATGGTCCAAATTAATCAACTGGTGCAAGGCAATGCAGCCAATGTGCAGTCTGTGCCTGCACCAGTTGGCGGTTGGAATGCGCGAGACTCAATTAGTAACATGGACCCAATGGATGCGGTCACGTTGACTAATTTTTTCCCGACTGCATCTAATGTTGTATTACGTGGTGGATACACTAAGTGGGCTACCGGCATGACCGGTCAGGTTCAAACGGTCATTAATTACTCTACCGGCACAACTGACAAACTCTACGCATTTGTAGGCGGCAATATCTATGATGTAACAAGCACTGGCGCTGTAGGCGCTGCATTGGTCACAGGGTTGACTAATAACAAATGGGAACATATTAACGTCACCACTGCCGCAGGAAGTTACCTATACATTGTCAATGGCGTGGATAAACCATTACTATTTAATGGCACAACTTGGGCGGCAATTGACGGCTCATCTGCCATACCGATTACTGGCGTGACAACCACATCATTAGATAATATTTCGCTGTTTAAAAATCGCGTGTGGTTTATTGAAAAGAATACGCTAAAAGCATGGTATTTGCCGACCGGTGCGGTTGGTGGTGCAGCCAATTATATTGATATGTCGGCAATTGCTAAATATGGCGGTTATTTGGTTGATTTGGATACGTGGACTCTTGATGCAGGTTATGGCGTTGACGATAATCTGGTATTTGTTACGTCAAATGGCGAGGTTATTGTCTGGTCAGGCACTGATCCTTCTAGTGCTTCAACTTGGGCGCTAATTGGCGTTTGGAAGCTAGGCTCACCAATTGGCAAGCGCTGTATGCTAAAATACGCGGGCGATCTGTTGCTAATTACTTATGATGGTTTAATGCCATTGGCAGGATCGCTACAAAGCTCTAGGCTTGATCCGCGTGTTGCTTTAAGTAACAAGATACAAGGCGCTATTACCGCAGCCACTACGCAATACGGCGACTCGTTTGGATGGGAGATTCTTTACTCAGCAAAAAATAACGCATTATGGATTAATGTGCCGGTTGCCGAAGGGCAGCAACAACAATACGTGATGAACAACATTACTAAGTCTTGGTGTAATTTTTCAGGCTGGAATGCCAATTGTTGGGAAACATTTGGAGATGATCCGTTTTTTGGTGGTAATGGCTATGTTGGTCGGGCATGGAATGCTACTTATATTGATGACACCAATAATATTCAGACTAATGCTTTGCAGGCATTTAATTATTATGGTTCACGCGGCGTTAAAAAGTATTTTACTCGCGCTCGGCCTAATTTATTTACTAATGGCACACCGGCTGTATTTGTTGGCATGAGTGTTGACTTTGATGTGCAGCCTGCTACGTCATCGTTATCATTTTCGCCAAGTTCTGTTGGGTTGTGGGATGGTGCAACTAGCAAATGGGATACAGCCAACTGGGGAACAGCGCTATCCATTACAAATAATTGGCAAGGGATTACTGGCATTGGCTATTGTGGTGGGATCAATTTAATATCACAGAGTCAGGGTATACAAATAGAATGGGCATCGACTGACGTAGTATTTCAAGTCGGATGGGCTGGAATATAGTATGTAGCGCTGAGATCGGGCATTGGGTAGCGCAGCAGAATAGTGGCGGCTACCATGAAGCTCAATCTCAGGCGCTAGGATTAGTAAAAGATGGTGAGATAGTAGCAGGCGTGATTTATGAGAATTTGAATAAAAAAAGTATTTTTTGTCATATCGCAATAACTGGCAGAATGACGGCGCAATATCTAGCAATAATATTTGATTATCCGTTTAATCAATGTGGTGTAGATAAGATTGTTGTGCCGGTAGTTAGCGATAATGCAAAAAGTATTAAATTAGTTGAGAATATGGGTTTTAGTGAAGAATGTAGATTGCGCGATGCAAGCCCCACAGGTGACATCATTTTCTACACATTATTGCGTAAAAATTGTAGGTTCTTAGAGGGTAAATATCATGGGAAAATCCGCATCCGCACCAGCAACACCTGATTATGTTGGTGCAGCTAAAGCGCAGGGCGCTTCTAACGTAGACGCTGCGCGGGCATCGGCTAAATTAAGCAATCCAAACATATACGGTCCGTTAGGCAGCCAAACAGTAACGTATGGCACACCAACATTTGACCAAACTGGCTATGATAAAGCGCTTGCTGATTTTCAAGCTAATCAAGGCAGAGTAGGTAAAGCGCCAAATCAAAGCGATTTTATGTCAGATATTACCAATTTTGAAGATATGGTAATTGGGCAAAGACCAGATGTTGCGGGTTATCAAAGGGCTATGGATGAATACAATGCAACTGCTGGCACTGGCATTGCACCTACACGCGATCAATTTACAACAGTTTCTGACGCAGATACGCCTACCATTAGGCAAACACTTACACCAGCAGCGCAGGCTACGTTAGACGCGCAGCAGCGTGTGCAATTAGCATTGGCAGGCTTAGGCGAGCAAGGGATTGGCACTGCAAGAAATGTATTAAGTAAACCATTTGATCCATTTGGCAGTCAAGGCTTTCAAGGCTTTCAAGCTGCATCTGCAACTCAAGCATATCCATCTTATCAACAAATGTTAGCTCAACGTCAGGCTGATTCTGTTGCAAGTGGTGGAATTATGAATTCGTCTGTTGATCCGTGGACTTATGATAGCGAAACAAATACGCCAATTCCAAAAGATCAGCAAGAGGCTGCTTATAATAGAATTATGGCTCAAAATAACCCTATTGGTAATGGGTTAGGTATTCAATATGCCGGTAATGGGCTGCCTCAAATTCAAACTTCATTAGGTAATTATGGCCAAGTTGCACAAACACCGGATTTAAGCCAATACGGTCAAGCAGGCGGTGGTCCGCAAGCAGGGCAATTGTCAGAGACTCCTAATCTAAGCAGTTATGGTCAAGCTAATGCTGGCGTAAATGCTCAAGGCGTGAATTATGGTCCACAGGCAGGGCAATATGGCATGGCTAGAGGCGGCCCACAGGCAGGGCAATATGGTCAGGCCGGTGGCGGTCCACAAGCAGGTTTATATGGTTTAGCAGGTAGTGTTAATGCTAATTCTTATGGCCAAGCTGGGGGAATCAATGCAGGCGATTATGGGCAAGCAGCCGGTGGTCCACAGGCAGGTCAATATGGCATGGCTAGAGGCGGTCCACAGGGCAGTCAATATGGATATGCCGGTGGCGGCCCACAAGCAGGAATGTATGGTTTAGCAGGTGGCGTTAATGCTAATGCCTATGGCCAAGCTGGTGGGGTTAGTCCTAATGCTTATGGTCAAGCCGGTGGGATTAATGCAGATACTTATGGGCAAGCTGGTGGAATTAATGCGGGTGCTTACGGACAAGCTAGCAGTGTAAATCCTAATGCTTATGGGCAAGCTGGCAGTATCAATGAAAATGCTTACGGTCAAGCTGGTGGAATTAATGCGGGCGCGTATGGTCAAGCAGGCGGCATAAATGCAAATGCGTATGGACAAGCTGGAGGTATTAATGCTAATACATATGGACAAGCAGGTTCTGGTCCGCAA